AAGTGGTACGCACTTCGGATACTTCCGACTTGAACCACTGGCAGATTTTCTTCCACACTCTTGAAACTTGCCACCTTTTTTCTTTGCTCCAATATCTACCCATTTTTCATTAAACCATTTTGTAAGTCCACCAGACTTCATTGCAGGAACACAGTTGGGCACCATTCGGTTGCCTTTTTTCTTCATGCCCTTTTGGACATAGCCTTCCCAACATGATCCTTTTTTGTTCATTTTTTGTATGCAGCTTTGTGTAAATTTGAAATTTCTTGTTTGCTAAGTTTATTTCCACCATGCATTCTAATTCCATGAGCTAAGTCTGTTTTTGCATCAGATCTTTTTCCAGCACCTCTAACACCTGATTTCATAATTTCAATAATTTTTCTACCACCTGCTTTTTTATATTGTTTAAAACCATATTTAATTCCCGCAGTAATTAAACCACCAATCATAACTTTCTTAGGCCCCCAATCTTTTTTCTTAGTTCCTGAAGGATCTTTTATTTTACCTGCACATATTTTTGAAGCGTATGCGTTTGCATAAGCCGATGGATATACTTTAAATTTTCTTTTAGCCGCTGATTTGCCTCTTGCACATAATTTTGTCATCTATTTTTTTCCTCCGTTACGGAAGATTTGTGTTCCCTTAATTCCGTATATGGATGCTACGACAAGGATCCACAAATTAGTAAACCATGAAGGAAGCTGAGAGAACATATCAAAAAACAATTTTACTTTGTCCATCGCTGTTGGGTCATCCGATATCACTGCCCAAGCGAGCACCAAAACGGGCAAACTGAGAATTATGAGAACTGCCTCGTCTTTCCAGTCTGATTGTCTAGCCTCTAGCAATTTTCCCTGGTAAGCTTCGTCCCCTCGGGCCATACGTTCAGCATGCATAAGTTGTGCATCTGACATAGCCATCTTAGTTTTCTGCTTATTAGCATAAATTTTACTTCCAGCATTTACTGCAAGTTTAATTGCACTTAACCACATAATATTTCTCCTGTCTTCTAAAACACATATAGTCTATCATTTTATCCATGCACAGAAAAGCCCCTTTACCACAGAGTTTCCACCTGTATGTTATTTTCCAATGTGCTTTTCTTTGTTTACATTCGTAAAATGTTCCACCAAACATATCGTGGAATCTTTTAACCATATCTTTATCAGTAGTTTCTACTGAACAAGCAAAGTATCTAGGTTTTGACGCTCCTCTGCCTTTTGACCAAAGTCCAAAACTACCTTCGCCATCAAAAAGACCTGCTAAAAAAATTATTTTATTTTTTTCGCTTAATTTTTCGTACAAGTTTGTACTTATTACTTGTTTTGATGTCGATGCCTTGGGGGTTTGGGCCTCTTTTGGGTGGTGGGCCATATTTTTTTCCTCCACTTAAGCCTTTCCTGCTCATTTTTGATCTAATTTATCTCTTGCAATATCAAGTCTTTCATCTGATTGTTGATCTTGTTGTGCAAGTCGGTCGTATTCAAAATCTAATCTAGCTTGTTCTTGTATAGCGTCTTGTTCAGCTTTAAATTTTGTTTCTTGAGCTTTTCTTTGTAAATCCATAGCTCTTAAATCAATTTCTTGCTGTTTAATTCTTACAAGTGGATCTTCTTTTTTCTGAGCGGCCATTTCTCCTCTTACAAGCTCTTCAGTTATCTCTGCAGCAGCTGTTGCAACAGCATTATCAAATCTAATTTGAAAATCTTCAGGATTAGTTTGTTGCAATTGCATCATTTGTGGGTCTTCAGCTAACTGTTGCATGACTTCTTGTCTTGCTTTGAATGAAACGTGGTCAGAAACGTGTGCTTGAAGTAAAGCGTACACCGGTGGATTGATTTGAACCATTCTAGATTGCATAAATGCCATGTGTGCAGCAATATGTGCATCGTGATCTTGGAATTCAAAAGCAGTTGCAAACTTCATTTGTAATGCACGTGCATTTTCTTTTGCAGGATCCATAGGTTCAGGTTGTTTCGGTGGTGGTTTAAGTAAAGTTTCAATTTGTTTTGTACCAAGTGCTTCATAAACACGTCTATATGCTTCATGTAAGTTGTGCATTTGTGGATTTGACTGTGCAATTTGCAATTGTGTCTGTGCTAAAGTCACTCTTTGTGACATAGACATAATATTTGGGTCAGCAACAGGTATAATATCGACTCTTTGGTCAAAATCTGCCGCTTTAATTTCTCTTGGGCCACCATAAACATCGTAAGGATACTCTGGTGGTAAAAATTCACTACAAATTTTACCTAACATTTTAAATTCTAACCTCATTGCATAATAACATCGCTTATGAACACCACTCATTACACGAGAACCTCTCTCCATCATTGCAATTGTAGTACCAACAGCTCTGTTTTGAACATCATTACCAATATTATTGTCTGTAATAGCTGCAAATTTTTGTCCAGCTTGTACAACAAAACCTAAAAGGTTGTATAAAGTTGTGCTTGGCTCTGTAAATGGAAGATTAAAAAACTGATCTCTAATATTTCCACCTGGTGCATCTACATCTCTAAACTCTCCAGGTTGAATTGGTTGGTCATCATCTCTAACTCTAATCCCTCTAGACTTAAATCCTGCTGGTAAATTTTTCAAAGTACCTGCATCTATTAATTGTCTTAATGTTTGTGTTGCAGCTCTGCTCAAACCACCAATCATATGAGTTAAGCCGAATCCATAAAAACCTAAACCAGGTAAAAATTTGTAATGTACAAAGTATTCTGTTCTTTGATAGCTAGGATCATTAGGTCTGTAATTTCTATAGATAGATAAAATTTCTGCTGAGCCTTCATCAATAGTAACAATGTAAGGTATTTTTATTTTTTTAGCTTTGTCATCAAAGTCTTCGTAGTCATCTAAATTTAAATCTACGTGTACCTCTAAAATATTATGTAAATAATCTGAACCCGTGCCTTTAACACCTTCAAGTTCATTTAATTTTTTCTGCAATGGATCAGGTTCTGTATTACCTTTAATTAATTCTATGTCTCTATAAAAACCTGCTGCTTGTTTTTTAATAACTTCGTTTTGAGTCATCTTAATTGTGTGTGAAATTCTTTCACAATCTTTCAGATCTGATGCAAAGTAAGGTACAACTAAATCTTCTGCGGGAATAAATTTAGATACTGGTCTACCTAACATTTCATCATAATAAACTTTTTTAAATGTAGATCCTGATAATGGTAAATAGAATAACATTTGATCCATATCAGTTGTGTACTCTTCCATTTTATCCATTAATAAGTAATTCATGTATTCTTTAACTCTATCTGCTTGTTGTTCTGTTGCAGGAGTTTGTAAACCTATAATTTGTGTTCTTACAGGGCCATCACTAGGTATTAATTCTTTATAAGCTTGTGCTTGAAATTGTGTAACTGATTCTGCAAGTAAAGGGTGAGTAACACCACTTGCACCTTTAAATGGTTTTGTAACCTCTGTGTATTTAGTACCAAGTAAATCTAAGCCTTTGATGTAAGCATCTTCCCATTCTTTTCTGGATACTCTATCTTTTTTGTATTCATCAATTAAATCAGAAGCCATGGATTTAAGAGTACTCTCATCCATTTCCTCTGCTAAATTAGCATTAAAATCTTGCTCAGGAGTTTCCTCAACTTCCTCTTCGCCTTCAACTATTACTTCTGGTGGAAGACCCTCAGGTTGTTCAGTAATTTCTTCTTCTGATACGATTGTATCGTTATTCTTTTCTACGGCCATTCTTTATTCTACCTTATGGGTTTAAATAAATCTACTACTAATCCTCCAGTAGATTTATATGTTTTAAATGTATCTTTCATCATTGGTGTAACCTTTATAGCAAATGAATCAAAATACAAGTTTGGATCGTTATCTGGTACAAATTTATAGCTAAGATCATCAGCTACTTCTTTACTCATAGTTGCCTTATCGTGAAATATAGATTTAATTCTTTTACCTGCTTTAGGGTGATTATCGGGATATTTAAACTCATCTGTTCTAATTTTCTTGTATGGCATTTTGGGATCTGAGAGAGAAATTTTTACTGGCCCCGTGTTTGAATCATAAAACCTACCAACTTTTTTCATTAGGTTTGGCATTACAGCTGAGCCTTTACCACCAATTCCCTTACCACTTGCGTAACCATAAAATCTTTCATTACCCGCTTTATAGCCTTGTCTAAAACTTAATTTGTCAAAAGGAGCAACGGCTACATAATCAACATTTTCTTTAGCTGCTTTATTAAGCAAATATTTTAATGCATGATCACCATAGGAATCTGCTTCAACCATAGGAAAGTAATCATACTTTTGTCCACTGCCATAGTTATCAGCTCTCTGCCCATATGTTCTTTGTATTTTTTGATTTACATCTTTCAGGTCTTTGGCAATACTTTGTGCTCTTCCTGTTAAACCTTTCTTAATAGCTTCATCCATTTCTTTTAACATTTTACTTCTGTTGTTAACAAGTAAACCTAATTCTAAATCTGCTTGAAAAGGATTAACACGTTTTTCGCCCCCTAGTTGTTGAAGCTTATTTAAATTTTTTGCAACTGTTTGGTTAGCGTCTGATTGTATTTCGTGAATTAAAAAAGCTTTCTTACCATCTGGAGTATAACGTGTATCAAACCTTACGTGGTAGATCATATTTTTATTTACACCATCAAAGTGTCCAAATGTTTTAAAGGGAGAGGAGTTGCCAACAATAGGCTCATCTAACTTCATAACAGTTTCTCTATAATTATTTCCCCCTTGTAAGGTATAACTAGCTTCATTACCATATCTTGTAGCTATAGTTTTATCTTTAAACGGTTGGGTTGTTTTATCAATTTCTCCAATTAATTTATTAACTCTTTGTTTTTCGTTTTGTGATAAATTTGTAGATTTAGATATATTTTTTAATCTTGTAAGTGATTCTCTAGCAGCAGAGCTTACTTGATCTGCTCCACCTTTCATACCTGATAGTGCATACACCGCTCCATCCAATTCATCTTTGATTGCAGCTAAACCTTTTATCTCTACAATACTTTGTAGTTTTTTTGCTTCATCAAGTAATTGAGGTTGTGCTTTTTCTAAAGCTTCCACAGCACCTTTAGGTAAACCTAGTTCAACAGGCTTTAACCTATTTACTGGATTTAATTTTAACATTGCACCTACTTCGTTTGCATCTAGCTTAATACCAAATTTTTTAGCTGCGTATAATAAGCCTCCAGTTAAATCACCTGCATCATTAAAGATTGCTAAGTTAGAATCAAATAATTCTTCTTTGCTGATTGATACTTCTTTTCCTTGAAAGGGGCCAGAGTCATATTTAAATCTTTTTTCATCTCTAATAGTTTTTTTAGCTGGTCTACCAAATATTTTAAAGTTAGCTGTTCTCGTTGATGTTAAATGATCTATCCAATCCTCTGCACCAAACTTACCTCTTCCTTTTTTCATAACCCAATCGTAAGTCGATGAACCAAACGCAGGAGCTGTCTTGTCTCCCATATATAAGTTTTTAGTTTTATTTAATGGTTGAGTAACTGCAGGTAAGTTAAGTTCTTTCTTAGCTAACTCTTGCCCAGTTTGTGTTGCTGATTGTTTATCGTAAGTAATAAGTTTTTGTTGTTGTCCGGTGGCCGGTGAACTTGATACTTTCTTACTTGGTAATAATCGTTTGCCAAGTCCGACTAGAAGAGTCTTCAGGGACATCGGAAACTCCCTATATAATTTTAGTAGGTCTTCTTCTACCTAGTTTACAACCACGTGCTTTGATCATAGTGCCTGATCTATAACCCATAGGTTTTTGCATCATGCCACCACCCATTCTTGACATAGTTTTTCCAAGTTGGTCTCGGCTTCTTAATTTATATTCTTTAATAGTTGTTTCTTTGTTAGCTGGCCCTTCTTTTTTAGGGATCTTAATAGTAAAATAATTTTCTCTTTTCTTACCTCTTTGTGTATCTTTAACACTTCTTTTTCCACTTTCTTTTACTGTTCCTGTTCCACCCAAGAGTCCTGCTTTTCCTGTTCTTTTTCCACCCAAAAGTCCTGCTCCTGGTTCTGATCCATGTTTATAACCCATAGGTCTTTGCATCATGCCACCACCCATTTTTTTCTTAACGCCATCTTTTTTCTTATTCATTTTAGATTTTAAATATTGAATAGCACCCGTTCCTGCTGCAGCAACACCTAAAGCTACTCTACCATATTTATTTGCCTTTGCTGCTTTCTTAGCAGCGGCTAAAGCCATTCTTCTTTTGTTGAATTGAGATGAAGTTTCTCCAGGTTTAAAACCTTTTGCTTTTCTCATGTCATCTAATGATTTAAATTTTCTTCTACCTTGACCAATCTGTGATCCTGGCTTTACACCTACGATTGTAGTAACACCTCTTTGGGCTTTAGGAGTGCTAGCTTCAGCTGAAGCATCGAAGGTACCTAAATAACCTTGAAACAATTTTCCTTTTTTAGCTTTCATAACTTTACCTGGTTGAACCTTCTCATCTTGAAGACCCATGCCTCTGCCTTTTGCTTTCTCTGCTTTTAGAACAGCAAAATCTTTTGCATCAATTTTATTTTTTGGTGGAGCTTTAGCAGCAATTTTTGCTTGGCCACCTGTTAAGTAGGGAACTGGATTCATTCTGCTTTGAGATTGAGTTCTTGATTTTCTTGCTTTGAAATGTTCGTCCATTTGTTTGCCTGAAAATGAAAATTTTTTTTTAAAAGCTGCTTTACTTATTTCTTTATTAGGTTTATCTGAACCATGTGTTCTTGAAGATAATCCTTTACCTTTTGTGCTTGATGATTCCATAAAAATTCTCCTAATAATATTTATAATCCTTTTCTAATTTCATTGGAGGATCATCCCAATCATCCGAGTATGTTGAAATAAATCCACCTTGTCGATATCTTAACACAGCTTGTGTCATGCTGTCTACATAGTCATCATACTGTCCGTTAGGAAATGCTGCACATTCCTCAATAACCTCCTGTGCCCAGTGTTCATCGGGAGCAAATACCATACCAGACTCAAAAACAGGTGCTACTGAGTTAATTCTAGTGTGTTTATCTCTACCCCTTGCTGGAACATAATCGATTACGGGTATACCCGCTCTACGCAATTCCTGAATTAGGGGTTGACCAGAAGCTTTAGCTTCAACAATTACAGTCTCAGGTTCCCAATAGTGATATTGTTCTAAGGCTAAATTTTTTAAATCAGGAAAATCATAACGTCCCTTTTGTGCATCTAATAACATAATACATTTTTCATAACCTTCTACAGGTTCAAAGATTCCCCAAGTTGTAATCGCTGAATAGTCTGCAGTTTCTTTTTTTGAAAATGCAGTATCATAACTTTGTATGACATGTAATAATTTTGGTAAATGTTCTTTATCCCAGACTTGCCACCAATCTCTTTTAATGATTGCACCTTCTTCTGAAGTTGGATCTTGCATGTATTGTGCATTCCAATTTTTTACAGAAATAGATGCTTTGACAGAGTCAAGATCTTCTTTGTTCCAATACTCAGGCCATACTGGTTTATCGTTTGGAAGTATTGCAGGAAACTCAATAACCTTCCACTTGTCCGCTTTCGATTCTTTTTGTGCCTTGATTAATCGTCCAGTCAAATCGTCTACCGCCCAACGGGTCATGACTACACAAATACGGCCACCGGGTTGTAAACGTTGTCGTGGCCCTGATGTATACCATTCATAAGCACGTTCCATTGCTGAGTCTGACATAGAGTCTTGCTCAGTGTGTGGGTCATCGATAATAAGTAAATCCGCCCCTCGCCCTGTGATAGAGCCGCCTACCCCCGCTGCAAAATATTCTCCACCATGATTGGTCTCCCAACGGCCTTTAGCCTTACTATCTTCTCGGAGTGTAACATTTCCGAAAATCATTTTATACTCCTTGGTATTCATTAAATTACGAACCTTACTACCAAACCTAGATGATAATTCTGCGTTGTGTGAAACTTGCATAATTTTCATCTTAGGAAACTTCCCTATCATCCAAGCAGGAAATAAGTAAGAAGCAAATTCTGATTTAGTATGTCTAGGAGGCATATTTATAATGAGCCTCTTTTCTTTGTTAGCAGCTATATCCTCAAAAGCATGTGCAATAATTTGGTGGTGTCCATATTTTTTTGGATTATCTGTTTTTCTATAAATAAAATCTTCCCAAACAGTTTGGGCAAATATTAAAAAATTATCTTGAACTAATTTAATCCATTCTAATTGTTTTTTAAAAATTATATTTTTTAATTCTTCATCTGATAATCGATCTATATCCATAATTTTATATACCCCCGGGGGCTAGGGACTCCAAAAAAAACAAAGACCCCCTTTGCAGTAATACATTCATACCGTTTGCATAGCTAGTATATTTATTTATCAAGCTTTATAAACCCCGTCGCCCTCAAAATCTAGGGGTATAAACGCAATTAAAATACAATATCTTGTGGTTTTCTGTTTAGAAACTCGTGTGAGCCTTCTATACGCTGGTGATTTACAGGTTATGGGTGAGGTTATTTGAGGAAGGTCGTAGCCCATAAGGGCTACGACTACTGCGTGATTACTGTTGTAGTTGCTGTATTAGACTACTGAATTTGTCTAATATCTTTTGTTTAAACTCGTCAACTACTTCATTACCTTGATTTTCTAATATGTGTTTCTCTACTTCGCCTTGTAGTAATTGAAACATTATTTCATAGTTGAGTTGTTTCTTGCCATTGACCTCAATGTGCATATCGGACATTGCAGTCGGTTGATTATCATTAACACGTTCTGCTAATGTTTTAGCAATAGTGATTAAACTATTTGTCATTGTTCTCTCCTATCGCTTTATATTCACAATACTCCATCTCGGTTGTGAATTGATTGTATAAATCATTATGAGCAATCTTAAAGTTTGCTGTTTCAAACTTTCGTCTCTTACGATTTATTTTCTGCAAACCAAAGCTATTGCCATTCTCATCTTGAACAATAATTAGGTTTTGTTTTGTTCTATCAAAGCAATCAACTATGTTTTGTTTCATAGTGTCTAACTCTTTAGCAAGTCTGTTAGACTTTAGCTTTAATTGAACGTATGCAAGAATTACTTTTTTTTCATCTTGCTTTAGTTTTCTTATCGCATTTGTCATTTATTACTCCTTTTTTTAGTTTTGACTTGAACAACTTATCAAATCCCATGAGTAATACAACAATTAAATTGCCTACTAACATATTTATTTTACTTGCTAATTATAATCATTCTAAAGTATTTAAATGTCTATCAACTGTTTCTGCAACCTCGTTGGGAAGTACCACCAAGTTCTCGGTTGTGCCGTCCTCGTATTCAATATTAATACACCACGAGATTATTTTAGGACGAGGCGAGGGCGAGGCTTTAGCCTCGCCAATCATATTAGATAAATCTAACATATCTGAAAGCCACCACACTCGTTAAGAAATCTTATAAACCTCTTAACATTATCTTCGCTAAATGGGTAGCTATCGTCCCAAGTTCTAGTCTTGTAAAGTGCGTCCCACTTCGTTTTAACTTCGGCAGGGTAGTCTATCGGTGCAGTGTCCTTATCCACTCCTGCGTCTGCAACGAGCTTATCCATTTCGTCTTGTACTTTCTTATTCCATTGTTCCGACACACGAGCTTTATCTTTATTTTCTTTTTCTCTCTGCAAACATTCGCCACTTGATACTGCTAACTGCAATTCATCACGTATCTCTAGTGCCTCTTGTTCACTCCATTCCATACCACTGTTGTCCTGCAATGCGTCTGCGTGTTGTTCAGTGAACCATTCTTTGTTATTTATCTTATCGTGTATTAACGAGGCGAGTGGTCTCCACCACCACACATTTGCTCGGTAATATATTCCTGCATTTATTTCTTCGTACTTTTCCTTTTGTTCAAAGTAATCCTCTACCTCTTTCTTTGTTGGTTGAGGTTGTTTATTAGTGAACATATTAGTTGGTCTTTTAGGTTCTTCCCCAATTATCTTTGGGTTCATGCCATACACGTCCATTCCCATATTTTCTCCTTTGTTAAAGTTTTACTTCTCTTATCAAATCCCACTACATAGTGCAACAATTATCTTTTAGAATTATTCTAAAGTAGAAATCCACATCTCTTACCACCAGCAGTGCCGTAGCTAGGTTTCTTTCCAGCAGGTCACGCACCAGCTTCTTAGAGAAACGAGACGACATCAAATGATTCCTGCTAACGAGAGAACAGCCAGTCCTGTTACCACCAGCGTCCCTGATGGCCACATCAGTAAAGCAAATACCCACGCACCGACTATGAGCGACACGAGCTCTGCTCCTGCTGCACCAGCTCCTGGGCAGTCACCTCAAGGGCCCACCAAACTAAATCATTCGTGAGCTGACGTAACGAGCCTGGATCTTTCGAGGTATGACTGAGCATGTCTCCAGTGTTCAGGCCGGCATCATCCGCGTGATCCCGTAGCAGCTGCCAGATCTCACCTTCATGTTGATCATGAAAGGCTTCAGTCTCTGAGTAATACGTAACACCGGCAACGCCTCCGCTGCAGCCGTGTTTAGCAATGTCTTCTATGAGGCCGATGTCCTGTGCTTGGTATTCTTTTAGACATTCCTTCAGGGATGGCATCAGCCACCAACTTTTCATTTCTTGTGCTTCGATCATTGTGTATCTCCTTTTATGTTTGTGGTACACATAAGACCAGATGGGATAGATGTCAAGCTTTTATTTTTTTTAATTTCTCTTCTATCTGTAGCAGCAGGTCAGCTGAGTCTGCACGCAGGTTAGCCTCTTTCTTTTCGTAATCAGGTTTGGGTTCTTCGACATTGTCTACGAGCCAATTCGTAATGAATTGTACCAGCGTGGTGAGCTGAAGGTTCTGCTTCTGCAGCCCCCGTAGTCTAGTTTCGTAGGTACGAGCTTTGTTCTGATCCTGAACGAGACGTATAGCTTCATTTATTTCAGTCATTGTTTCTCCTTTTCCCAACAATACGACATCGTGGGATATCTGTCAAGCCTCAAATCCTGAGCTCTGCCTGACGTCCCCTGCTGGTACTAACTAAATAGGGAAAAAAGAACCAGCAACGAGAACGAGAACGAGAGCTTCCTGCTGATCCAGCACGGCTGGTGCTGCAGGGGGCTCTTTCCGGTGTTCATTGTAAACAAGAAACGAGGAATTGCAACGAGAAACGACACGAGCTTCACGGAGAACGCTGCTGGGCAGGTGCTAAGAGCTCTGCCTGGATAGCGGGCCATTGTCCTGTAAGCGAGAAACGAGAACGAGGCTTCAGTAAACGAGGATCCGTGAAAACGGACACTGGTTCATACAGTTTGAGGACTCCCTCCGAGAGGGCCTCAACCAAGATAAATACTTTTCCACCCGCCTTGATATATTTATTGATCCAAACAATTTGCCACTTATTAAGCTTAGGATAACTGACATAATCTGATTTTAATTCTATCCAAAATACACTGGTATTAGATACTGCGTGTACATCAGGAATACCATTGATTGTGCTAGATTCTATGCGAGTAAAAAAGATTTCTGGGCAACCTTTTTTTAGTTTTTGCCACAACAAACTCTCACGATTTTTAGCTGCCATATCAAGTCAAGACTATGTTAATATTTGTTCTAAATGGCATATCTGTTTGAGTCACAGGTCTATGCTTTACAGTGCCATCAAATAAGATCAAGCTGTTCTCAACTGACTCTACCCGTTCACCAGCAGGAGAGTATTCTAAATACCCATTACAAGTATTTAATTGATAGATTGCAACGAGATGAGAGTAGTCTTCATCAGTGTGATAATCAAACTTAATTGGTTCCTTATCTCTGTAATAGTTATTAATCCAAATTCTTTTGTATGTATTAAAATTTAATTTACCCAACAAAGGCATCATAATTTCATGAAAGAATGGTGAATAGAATCTTTGTGGATGTTCAGTAAATAAATAATGCTGTTGTTTCCAAACCTGACTTGCTTCTATCTTGTCATCATTAACAATTTTATTATCATTACCAAGCTCAAGGGATTCATTAAACCAAGGAAAGTCTCGGTGATACACCATTGTACATATACGCTTATGATCTTCTTTGCTTAGAAAGTTTTTATATAACTTCATAGTTTAGTTATCTTTACAATAACTGTATTAGGAATGATAGTAGTATTTCCTATAGATTCTATCTCTCCCTTATCATCTGTGGAACAGTCTGCAAACAGTCTAGTAATACCTTTAGACTGACTAAATAAATGTCCTTTAGAAGTACAAGTAGCTAGTCTAGCTTTTTTGAGATCTTCAATAGTTAACCAACTCGCATCACTCACGATGTCCAACCAGTCTACAGCTACCATAGGAAATTTATCTTTCCAATGTTTGGCTCGTTTTTTAATTACTATTTTTTTATTCATCTACTACTCTTTCTCCTTTCATAACTTGTTGAAGCCATTTATCATGATAAATATACTCCACAGCAAACTGCTGATCTACCTCATGGTTTTTTTCGAAAAATAGCTGTTTTTTGATAGCCTCAGGTAAAGCTTCATAGTGTGATTTGACCATATCTTGATCTAACAAACCCATTCCATACATTACGATTGCATAATGTTGATCTCTCCATAATGCATAATGGCCATCATCAAAATCATCTTTAGTTAATAATCTGCTTTTAACTATTTCTAGTTTAGCAGCAAGACTATCTGGTATATCCATACTAGCCTTATCTCTCCAAAACTTAGTGTCTGTTCTTTTAGTTCTGTAGTGTAATATTAAAAAGTCTCTGATGTTCTCAACCAACTTAATAAATTGTTTATTGTATCTATTAATAACAACCTGATCATAATTAATTAAATTTGTAGCTAACATAAATGATTGTTGTACTGATGTTGCAATAGAAGAAGCTTCTAATGGTTCAAAAAAACTACCCGTTAAACCAATAGCAAAACAATTACCTTTCCAGGTCTCTTCTAAATAACCAGCTGTAAATCTTATAGTCCTAATATTATCTTTAGCTGCAAGCTCAACATTATTTATTTCTTCCATAGCCTCATCCTCTGACAAATAGTTAGAATCAAATATGTATCCATTACCTTGTTTGTCTTGTAGAGGTACTTTAAATTTCCAACCTGCTGACAGTGCATGAGCTTCAGTCCATAGATCAGGTACTTCATCCTTATAGGTACGATATGTAATAGCTGTATTTAATGATAACCAAGGATCTACACCAATCCACTTAGCATTTAATTTAGACATTAATAATTTTTTAAAACCTGTAGCATCAATCCAGAAATTAGAATGATATATGACTTTACCTTTTACTGAATGTATTCCATGCTCTCCTGTATGTACTTCTGTAATCTCATCATCAATAACATTAACACCACGTTCTTCACTTTTCTTTTTTAAGAATGTATTTAATTTAAGATTATCAAAATGAAATTGGTTAACTGGTTTTCTAACTTCACCATTTAATTGTTTAGCTAAATGTTCTACAGGGCCAATATGTATACCAGAATAATTATTATAAAATTTATATAATAATTTAATTTTGGTATTGAAATAATCTTTCATAATAGAATTATCTACTGAATGAATATAATCTTTATGACCCCAATTTTTGTAATAAATAGATGTCTTTAATGTAACTCCACATTCTCTAATAATTTCATCTGCTGTAATACCAACAGTTTTAATAAAAGTATCCCAATGAGGTGTACTACCTTCTCCTACTCCAATAATACCAATCTTATCAGATTTAATTAAATTAATATTTAGATGAGGATATTTTGTTTTTAAAACTAATGCAGCTACATAACCTGCAGTACCACCACCAACAATACAAAGATCACTTTTCATCGACTTTTACATTAATTACGCCTAGTGATGTCATCAAGTGACTGTTGTGTCTTTTATTAAATATTTTAATAAACTCAGACCAACTAGCCCTGTTCAATCTCTTTTGTGTCTTCAATAACTTCGATGGTTTTTGCATTGTATCCATCGATTTTATTTGAAAGCTCTTTGAGTTTTTTTTCAAGCTCTTCACGTGACATACCCTCCAGACCAGTTACTTTTACTTCTCTCCTATCTACATACTGACCTGCTAATTGTCCAGATCTGTATTCAGCATTAATAGCAGCAGCATATTGTTTATCAGCTTCTGCATTTAAAGCAATTCGTTCTAATCTTTTATATCGTCTTAGGTTATCACCTTCATACTTCGCACATTCTTCCTTATAAATTTTATCTAAATATTTAACAACGTGAGGGTTCAATTTTCTATTTGTTAATCTACTAGCTATAACTGAATAATCATTCGAATTCTTACATTCATATCCCGCTTCTTTTAAAGCATCAGCTTTTGTGATATTGCCCCAATTTTTAACATAGATATCCACAAACTTCTTTTGCTTTAGAGTCAAGTCATCTTCTGTTCTCAGTTCTTTCTTTTTCAATCCTGGCATATTTTCTACTATATAGATATTTCAGACCTCTGTACACTATTTGAAAAAGTAAAAATTTACTGCTCCACAAGACACACATAGTCCTAATGTGTCCCTCAGGGACACCACAGGGACACCACAGGGACACCATAGAATCGTCTATAAATGTTGGTATTAGCGAATAATAGTCTTCAGGGACACCAGGGACACCACTTTAGGGTTCCAAGCAAATTATTTTATTGAAAGGGTAGAGATATCTATATAGAGGAATTTCCGGTATCCGTTGTAACGTACGGTGTTTTACTTGAAGAATCCTACCAAATACAGTACACTGGCCATGTGTCCCAAGTGAGTTTTTAACATTATAGCTCTTACGATCATTTTAGCTTTCTTTTTTATCATTTGGGACATTTATTAAATCAATTTTTTTCTTAATCTCTCTTCTCTCTTCCTTATTATTAGCTGCACGATATTGAACATATCTAGCTCTATACTCCATCCATAACTTCTCGTTCCTGTTGTATTGAATTTTTTCTTCTTTAATCAATCTCTTAAATACACCCATTACATACTCAGGGTCAAAATCTGCGTTCCAACAAATCTCCTTAAACTCATCACTATTTCTTACAAACCAATTAATCGAATCCTGTTTATTATAAGCATCAATTTTAGAATAAGTAAAAGAAGTACAATCCTCAAAGGCTTGCATAATAATAGCCTGGAAGAGCTTATGCTCAGGCTTACTAGTACATGTCACAGTTGAAGCCATGTCAGTGCCCAAAATTTTTAACAAGTTCGGTGAGTAATTCACGATATTGTCTTTGCTCCTTTTTGCTGGAGTCGAAAGTCATTACCTCAGTATAATCGTCAAATATACCCTCGATGAATCGCATCCTACTTACACCGTCTAGCATATTTGCAACCTTGTAATGATAGTCTTTAAAATCTATGTAAGTTTCATCATCCATAATGATCGTAACCGCAGGATGGGAAAAGATATCGATATGGAAGTTTCCTACGGTCACGCATCATTTTTAACAACCAGTCTTAAGCCTTTCGCCTTAGCTGCAGCTTTACGACCTGATCGCCAACACCCCTCGATTTTATCAAGGAATGAAAGATTGAAATTTCCTAAACCAAAATCATTTCCACAATATAATTGAAACATCAAGGAAGTTATCTCGTCATAAGTTCTCTTATTCGGACATATCATAACCAAACGTTGTAGCGTTTTAGTTAAAGCTTCTTCACTCGACTTTTTCATAGCTTCTGCCAACTTTGTTCTCCATAATTAAATTAAAAGAAAAAATTGTTCGTTGTTATTGTGAAAATAAAGTGTTTTGAAAGCCCCACTTTTTCATTTAGGCTTAGGAATACGTTATTAACTATTAAGTGATTTAAATTTTAATTGCAAGTAAAAAAAAAGGGCCAGTCTCCCGGCCCTTTTCCAACCTCAGATTTAAGGTTAACCATCCAATCCGCAGGTTTATTTACCACTCCCGTTAAGCAATTTCTTGCCCTGTGATAGTAAATTCTCTCTCATTGATTCGGGTGATTTGCCTTGTTTTTTAGCGATTTTTTTAACTTCTTCATCTACTAATTTGGCAATCATATTACCCGGTCTTCTAAAGCCTTCTTTACCCATGGCCCTAATTATACAGTATGAATCTATATCCACTGCACAGGATTTCCATTTGTTAATATTCATAGCTTACGCTGCCTCTCTCTTGTCAAAGTCTCGATCTAATGCAAACTTAAGAAAATCAACTTTTTTATCTCTAGTCAATCCACCATTGTACACTCTATCGAATTGTTCAATGTAATCAGAGCTGTTAGTTACTGCAGCTAATTTACCACCCTTAGATTTCATTGCAGACTTTAATCTATCAAATGAAAACTTTGGATGTTTGCACATAATTAAATATGCTCTAATCAATTGTCGTTTTAGTTTTTTACCATTCGGATCGATTTGTTTTGCAATGTAAGTTATTTCTTTTGCAATTTGATCAAACCTGCTTAGTCTACCTGCAGCAATTGAGAAGTCTCCCAATTTAAACTCTTCAGTTTGTAATCTACAAACTGTTGCTCTACCATTAAGTAGGGCTAGTGTTTCAGCTACTGGCATTCCGTATTGTGTCATTTTAGAAGCACAGATCTTATAATCTTGTTTGCCTCTTGTACAGTGGAAGTTTAAAAAATTGTTTAAGTTCCAATTCTTTTTTCCAGTGTTAGCCCTAGCTGTATCTAAAGCATCATCAGAATCACCAATTACATAGTAAATATCCAAGCCTAATTGTTTTCTAGCCTGGGCTGTATGTTGACCATCTACGATCTCCATTTTTTTATTTACAATAATAGGAGTTTTAAGATCTCTCTCAGCGATTAATCTTTTGATTCTATCTACATGTGTAGAATCAACTTCTCTATTACCTTTTGATTTTTTAAATATTCCATAATCTTTTGTTACAAAATATTTACCTTTTACTTCTTTAGTCATCATTTTCTCCTTTTTTAGTATATGATTGTATAGAGCAATGCCCCAACTAACATTATAAAAATCTTAGGTGGTATTACTAATATTGCACACAAAAGTACAAACTTAAAAAATTGATTTATCATCATTATCTTGTTTCCCCTTTATGTGGCAATGTATTAAATCCATCGCGACTTGCTCATTAATCGGATAGATAGGATGCATGTCGAAATTCATAGAACACTGCTGCAACCTACGCATTTGTTCTTGAAAGTGGTCTTCACTATATTCCATAGGTTGACCATCTATTGTTGTTATCTGAGTTGTACTCAGAATGTCATCAACTTCTTTTATCCAGTTAACAAAAGTGTCGCTACTAGATTTCAATTTTATGTTGATCATGATATTCTCCTTTTTATAAACATGTTTACAATATAAATATTTTAATCTAAATTGCAAGGATTAAATAAGATAGGATAATATAGGAAAATGAAATACTTGCTAGTTTTACATTTATGTAGTTTTTTAACTCAGACTTGTCCTGGTATGGTTCATCCACAAGGAGAGTATGATTCATGGAAAGAATGTGCAATCGCTGGATATAAAATATCTGGAGATACAATGGCTACAATGCCTAAAGATAAGATAAATAAAGGAAAATTAGCTATAAAATTTGAATGTATAGAAATTAAAGAAAGCACACCCCTATAGTTGCAATAATATCACAAAATGCTATATAATACCTTATGAAGCTATATCGCGTCCAAGCAAAGTACAAGAATATATATATTAATGAGATGCTTTGGGCAGAGAACGATAAAGCCGCCCTTGAGGAGTTTAGTAAAAAGGTTAGCTCAGGGGATGTAACAGAGAATGAAGGTGCAGGGTTTGAGAATCCTGATATTTTATTCTTAACCTATGAGGAGGTTGACCGAGATGCAACTACAAAAGTTAATATCGGAAAAACTTCAGCTGGAATCCAAGTGGGCATCACAGGCATTGCAGCAGGGTCGGGTAACACCTGATATGAAGTGGATCGATATAAAGATCAAAGGTCTTAAAACTAAGATTAATGATCAAAGTGTTGAAGACGCTAAAAGTGGTCTTTACGATATAGCTAGTTAAATAAAACTAGCACATTTACTTTTTTCGATATAAAGTGTAGGGAACTTATGTCCTCTAATAAAACCTTAATCATAAATGATTACAAAAAATATTGGATTACTGATACCAAGAAGGGTCATTTAATAACTATTTGTCATGGGCCAGAAGATAAAGTTTTAAAGTTAAAATTAAATTGGAAAAATAGACATCGAAGTAATGCAGGAAGAGTCCTTAATAAAAGATAGCTGGATTTATAATGTACCTAAACACATAGTACATAAACCAATTCTCATTGATAAAATGAGATTGATACCACAAAATAAAATAGATCAAATTTCACACACTGATTATAATTTACCTGCGAGTATGATTATTGAGTGGAGAGAATATTTTTTTAAAAATATTTATCATGAATTTAAATTAGACTTTGAAGATAAGATTAAAAGTAAAATTGGTTTACACAACGCCTGGTTCCAATGGTATGAAAAAAATGATTTTCATGTATGGCATATTCATGGAGGTGTTCACTTTACAAATATTTATTATTTATCTATGCCAAACAAAGAAGTTAAAACAACTATTAAACATATTGAGCAGCTAAAATCTTTTGATGTAATGGAAGGACAGATCTTAACTATACCCTCTTATTGGTGGCACAAGTCTCCAGTAAATTTGTTTGATGATCCTAAAATTATTATCTCTTTTAATACTTCAATTAAAATGAACGAATAGTATTTATTCTTTTGCCTCACCCCAAGAAGCTCCAAGTGCAATATCTACTTTAGAAGGAACCTTAAGATTTTCGACTGCGTTTTCCATTATCGATTTAACATGTTTAATATCTTCTTCCTTATCAATAGAAAAACATAATTCATCATGTATTTGTAATAAAGGTTTATATCCTGCTTTGTAGCATTGAATCATAGCCATTTTAGTTTGATCAGCTGCTGACCCCTGAATTAGTCTGTTTAAAGCTTTATATGTAAATGCCCTACGTATGTTATTTCCATAATGGGCCTTAGCAGCCTCGTAGTCCATCGCCTTATTCATTCCGAAGGTAGATGGCTCCCACATGTTAAAACGGCATTTACGGCCCTTTATAGTCCGAATAAAGCCATATTTAGAAGCACTGTTAGACACTTCTGCGGCTAATTTCTTAACAAATGGTACTCTACTGTTATATGTTTGCAGCAATCTATCTGCAGCATCTTTATCAATACCTAATTCTGTGGCTAATTTGTTTTTACCCATACCATAGAAAAGACCCAAATTGATCGTCTTAGCATGAGTCCTAGATATACCTGCCATATCAGCAACTATTTGGTGAAAGTCTGCTGACTCATTTTGGTAGGCTTCTATAAATTCATCAGCACCATCAAATCCTGCGTCTATAGATGCAGCGTAGTGAGCTACTAATCTTGGTTCTTGTTGTGAGTAGTCAAAGCTACCCCATTGTCTACCCTCTTCAGGTAAAAATAAACTTCTAATTTTATCACCCATTTCTTTGTTACGGGCTGGTATCTGCTGTAAGTTTGGATTAGAATAAGATAATCGTCCAGATACAGTTCCACCCTGATCTGATCTTAATTGATTTATCTCTGCATGGATTCTGCCTTTGTGCGTATATCTTAATACGGAGTCTATGAATGTTGAATGAAATTTATTTATTTCTCTTGCTTGTCTTATTAGTTGTGCTATCGGGTTATTACAGTTTACTAACCAGTTTTGTGTAAAGCTTGGTTCTCCGGTTTTCTGTGTCCGTGGGTACTCCACACCTATTCTATCAAACACCTGAGCTACACTTCGTGCAGCCCAAATGTCTACACTGTGAGTTGTCTCTTGTTTTATTTTATCTAATACTTCAAATTCTTTTTTCTTAAATTCTTTTTTTAGTAAATGAGCTTTTTCTTCATCAACTCTAATACCTCTACGTCTAGTATCAATAAGTATAGGCAGGAGCTCCATTTCCATTTCCCACACATCACTTAAATTTTGTTTTACAATTTCACCTTTTAATCTTTCCCATAGTCTTAAAGTTAAACCTGCATCTTGTTCAGCGTAATGACCAACATAACCCGCAGGTAATCTCCACATGTCAGCCTTGGGATCTATGCCCCACTCTTTAGCTTTTTCAGTTAAGAATGTTTCATTTTTAACTTCACCTAAATAATCTTTAGCACATGCATTTAAACTAAAACTAAATCTATTTTCATTTATTATTGCTGCAGCGATCATAGTATCTACAATCTTACCTTTAATCTCGAAACCATTTACTAACAACCAACCGACATCGTAACTTGCATTATGAAATATTTTAGTAGCAGGAGTTTTAAGAATATCCTGCATCCATGCAGTTGTTATAGCTAAATCCATATTACCACCTGCATCATGTTGAATTGGAAAGTACCATTGTTGGCCCAGTGCAGCTACTGCAAAACCAACTATGCCACCATCAAAGGTAGCCCATCCAGCTCCTTTAGTTTTTATATTTGGATCTTTAGTTTCTAAGTCTATTGCAATTTCTGTGGCTTTAGACAAATCAGGGTATTCAGCAGGACATATCCAATCTGAATCATTATAAATAAAATTTAATTGATGGGTCATTTATTATTATTACTTATAACTTTTATTAATTGATTTGCAACTGTTGTGGTAGGGTTGAAATCTCTTAAATTTTTAACGCAATTTGATGTTAAAAATAGTAACATAATACTTAACACTACAAAGATTTTTTTACACTGCATAAATATTTCCTGACATAGTAATTCTTGGTAAGTCAGAAGTATAAAATGGATATACAGAGTGTTTTAAAAAAGCTGGAAATATAAAACCTTTTCCTTCGTAAGTCTTGTCGACAGGTATGTTATGTTCAGTAATACCTCCTCGACTTGCTTGGTCTAAATGTAAAAATTGTAAGAATCCTGATAGTGGTGAATTACTATGTCTTGATTTAGGATTATTCATTTCATCTTGGATTAGAAAGGGTATTTGTATAAATAATATAAAACTAAATAGACCTGAGTGTGAATGAGCAGGGTTAAATTCATGTTTGTGCATATGATTTACCCAAAAATCTTGTTGTTTAAGTTTTAAATGTTTTGTTACTTTAACTGTTTTTAAATGATTACTTGAATTTGTTTTAGGATCCTTAATTATATTCATTAAGGTGGGTTCAATCAAAGGTATATATTTAGTCAAATCATATTCTTTTTCGATGTTTCCTGCTAGATCTACATTTTTATCAGAACTAGTATCGTTTGCGATACCTTTTAAACTTTTAAATACTTCAGGTGGTATATCAAAAAAATCAAGCACGTTCGTTATTCCATTTAATTAATAGCAGCAATATTAACCCAAATATTATAAATATAAATCCTAAAGATAGACATAATTGCATCACGAATAATCTCTTTCTAATATCATTTCTAAATAGTGTATGGCCTTTTGGATATCTTTTTCTTTGCCTTTTGACTGATGCCTACAAATGTACTTAATTGCATTGCCCTCAGCAAATAAAATTTTATTTTCATTAATAAATTCTGCGGGCTGAATCTTCATTTTAGAGTAGTGATTCCCGCCTACCTGCTTTTCTAAAGAATCATAAGTAGCTCCCTTAAACATATCTTTATGTGTCATTAATACCCCCATCCTACGAATGAAATTCGTTCACCTTTTAAACAATCAGTTACTCTGTGTGGAAACATAAAATTAGATGGAAATAAAATAACATCGCCTTTACCCATAGCTACTCTCTTGTCTCTACATATAAATTCTGATCCTTCAAAGTCATCATTTAAGTTACCTACTATACTTAATATAGGAATTCCTTTTTCATTACCATCAAAAATTGAATGTATATGATCTTGATGTTCTTTCATATAACTGCCTGGAGCATACTTATTAAATCTAAGTCTTGTAATCTTAGTTATAAATTCGTTTTTTGTATTCTCGGCTTTACCACAAAATGTTTTTTGATATTCTCTAATTAACTGATGTAGGAGAGGGTGCAGCAATCCACATAAATCATCAGGCATATAAGAACAGATAACACCCTCTGTATCTCTGTCATGAAACTCATTTCTATTATTATTATGCCATAAATGTTTTTCCCACTCTAATTCTTTTGACCTTTCTATTAGCATATCGCATATGCTAGATGGTATAATATTGCCTTTCATTATATACTTTTCAATCATAATCAAAGTCTCTTATAATTTTTAAATTTTCTTGTGCTTGAGCTATTTCATTTATTAATTTATCGCATTCGTCAACGTGTTGTGGATGTTCACCAATAGCTACTGGTTTTTCAAAATATATTTTTATAGTAGCTTCGGCTTTAGATATTTGTGCATTATATTTATCTTCTAGTGCTTGTATTATTAATTTTCTAAACATAGTTTGCCTCGTAAAGTTTAAAGTATTTACCTAATGGAAAGTTATATTGATGATAGGTGCCTAATAAATGCAACGTACCTTTAGATCTTGTTGCACCTGTATACCAAACTCTAAGTTCTTTTACTTTATCCATTAAGTTTTTCTTCTCAAAATGAGAAGGATAATTACATTTACTTGCTAAAACTACATTATCAGCTTCTCCGCCTTTGACTTGGTGAATAGTATCTATAATTATCTTTGGTGGCAAGTTTAAATCTATACCCTCTTTCATTAATTTTTTAAAATACAACTTATCTTTTTCCTTAAATTTTCTTTTAAAAGCATCTTCCCAGCTGCTTTTTTGATCTCTCATACCACACCTCAAATGTAATTCGTCAAAATTAAACACCTGATTCGGATGAGCAAAGCTCCATTTTTTGCTGTCCGCTGACCGGTAGCCGTGATCTATGTTTAAAAGAAACTCATACATTACTGTTGCTTCTTCTCTTGTTATAGATCCACCTTGATTAATTTTATTCCAATACTCAATAGCTAAAAATTGATTAGTATCAAATGATCTATTACCTTTTACATCTTGATAATATAATGAAAGATTTCTTGCTTCTTGCTGCAATTCTTTTTTTACATCGTTTATTCTAGCAAGTACCATCCAAGATCCTTCCATGTCCCAAGGTACTTTTTTTAATCCATTCCATCTATGAATAGATCCTTCTTTACCATTAGATATAAATTCTTTTTTTATTCTATTATCTCCCATAGAATTTAAAATACATTTAGAAAAGAAATGTACATTTTTATTAAGTCTTACAGATTTTTTTAATATAACTTTACGACCTGGAAAAGTTTGAAAGTGTTCTACATCTGCACCATTCCATTCATAAATAGCCTGGTCATCATCTCCAGCTAGATAAACTCTATGTACTTGTGCCGCTAACTTAACAACCAAGTCCCATTGTAAAGGTGTTAAATCCTGAGCTTCATCTACCATTAAGACTCTAAAAGGTATTGATAAACCATCATCAATAAATTTTTGTATCATATCAGTAAAATCTAATCTGTCCGGTGTCCGTTGTCCGTTTTCTAACTCCATAGTTTTAAATTCTTCATAACCTGCAATAATAGATTTGAATTGCTGCAACCTTACAGCTTTTCTTGGCTGCTGTTTGTACAGCCACACAGGATCTACTTTCATGTTTCTAGCTCTGTCATAAATTTGTAGCGACCAATTGTTATAAACTTTTTGCTCATCATGACCTTCTTTAAAATTTACTTTTACAGTTCCATATTGTGTATGAAACGTAATCATATCCACTTTAGGATCTAGTACAGGAATCTCTGCAAATTGTTGTCTTGCTAAACTATGTAGGGTTCTAAAATATTTAAAGTCATCTTCATCATACTCTTTAAATTTTTTTCTTACACGACTTACACATTCGTCAACAGCTTTGTTAGTAAATGATATATAACATATTTCATCAGGTGAATAACCTTGTCGTAAGTATCTTTGTACTCGTTTTAAAAGGTTCTCAGTTTTACCTGTCCCTGGAGGGCCAAATATTTTAACTGTCTTCCCATGCAGCTTTTGCTTTAGTAAATTTGACATTTTTATTTTTGTGTTCCATTTGTTTTGGTAATGCTACAACCCAATGTCTGCTATCAATAGCTTGAAATTTCTTTTTAGGTTTAGCACCTCCCGATTCTAAAAATTTAGTACAATCTTTTTCTGACCAGTTATAACCCATTTTTTTAATAAATTGTCTAAATGTTTCTAATTTAAATCTCATCTCAGAATCATCCTTCCAAATATTACCATTATCAATTTGGTCAAACTCAGTTGTATCTTCAACATCTTCCAAAAACCTAGACATTCTAGAATTAAATACATCACCCATTTCTTCTGCTGCATCAAATCCTTCCATGTCTTGTTTGTTAGATATTAACTCTTCTAGCCAATCTCTGTAAGGGTCAGGGTCTCTTTTAGAAGGCTTTAAAGTACGCCAAACTATATCATAATTAAGCAATGCTTCCCCTAATAGCTGCTGTTGATATAATTGTTTAGTAGATAATCTAATTGATTTACCTTGGATGGGTAATATCCAATAAGGTTCAGGGTAAGAATTAACTTTTAAAAGTTTTCCTACTTCGGGTAACGCTTCATTAGTTCCAATCCCAAACTTACGCTTAACGCAAGTAGATGATACGCAGTGCATTCTAGCGATTGACGTTTTACATTTGTACGCATATTCTTTATTTTCTACACCTTTAAAAATATTTTGCAACTCTTTAGGATGTAAGTTTTCAGAACAAACTTTAGTCATCATATTTCTAGTCCAATCTTCATACATAACTGGATCAGGATTTATTTTTTTTGCTAATACTGCTACGTTAAACATAGCATCATTTCTACCCTCACCTTTTTGCACTCTGTTTTTCATAAAGTTAATTACACAAGGTGGGTAATCTTTAGTTTCATCATCTTGAAATATTTTTAATTTTTTAAAGTCTGCTGGTTTTAATCTGTAAGGTTTTACAAATTCAAATAAATTTTCTATTTTAATTCCGTTACCATTGTCATCCATAGCAACACGAGTTGTCATATGTGCTTTTTGATATGGTAAGTTTACAAAGTTACCTTTTCTTTTGTCGTCCCATTTTTCAGGAGATAGGTCTACTTCATCTTGAGCAGGATAGATGTCTGTTGTTGTGTCGTTGATTCCTAAGTCTGAGGCTATCTCTATTAGTTTCTTACGCATTGCTGATGCAGCAACGACTCCATCAATAAATAATACTAAGTGTAATCCGTTGGATTTCGATCTGAACGGGATGAGTGGGTACTGTCTTTTCCGTATAACCGATATAACGTCCTTATGCTGTATATTATAACGATCAACATCGATGACCCCCCAAGAGCATGTATTATCATCTCTAATTGGAACGCTTCCATAGTATGCTTCTCCTTTTAAATGTTGTTTCCAATGATCTAACGTCATTGGTTTTGGTTCAACCCAATGTTTGAATTCATTTTTGCCGTTCGGTTTTTTACTTCCTATAGGCTGAGATGCACCAAAATATGTAGATGAGCCCTGGAAGAGTTGTACAAACTCTTCCAAGGTTTTGTCAAGTAGACTCATAGATTAGAAGGGTGTTTTTTCCTGTTGTTCTTCTTTTCCATGATTAACTTTTACTGATCCTTTTTTACAAGTCTCGTAAAAGCCGAATGCTGCTTCTAAAACAGTCTTATCAGCCACAGGGCCAATATGTTCTATTTCCCAGCCATACCATGATCCTAACTGATTTTTCTCTAAAACAGTTCGCATTTTATATTGCTGCGTGAATGGAGCAGGTTTAAAGAAACCTTTACCATCAGCTTTTTTCTGTCTTAAAGACATCATCATAGAGTTCCACTTCTTAGATTTTTTTCTTTGAGTGGATTTCATAGTAACCAATGCAGTTGATTGAGAACCATCTTCACATATTAAAATATAGTGAGAAGCTGTTTCTTCTACATAGTTGCCATTTTCAAGTCTATCTTTACCATTATCATCTCTTGTTGTTTTAGACATGATGTCTGATGTTGCAGGATAAACATTTACTGGTGCTACTGCACCTTGGTCTCTGTCTTTCCATTCGATATACTCTAATTTATAATAACAAGGTATAACTGTAATACCATTTTGACCATTATAAAGTTGGTTCGTTACAGTATTATAAATCATACCTGGTCTAGCAGCTTCGATAAACTGACTATCACCTTGTGTTACTTGAGGAGATAATTGTCCTAGCACTTTTAAAAATGGTAATGCTACTGATTTAGCATCAACATTATCAAAGCCAGTATCAGCAAATTGTTCTAAATTTACTGCAGCTAAAGCTCCTCCTTTTTTAGCTATTACTTCAACGTCTTTCGTTGTTTTTTCACCGTTATTCATACTTATCCTTTGTTAGTTATTTTAGTTTTATTAGCGATATACACTCCAAACATATCGAAGGGTATTTCTTTACCTTGTTCAACTTGATCCTTAACAAATGCTTTAAGAGTCATCGGTTCAACTTTTTGTTTTTGATTATAGTTGAAACCAAACTTCTCACAAACACTTATAAGTTCAGACACTTGATTGTCTTGGCCTCTGCTAAACTGAGTAGTAATAGTATTCTTAATTAAATCTTCATGACCATTACCTCTCAACCAACTGAAGGCTTCTTCAATCCTAGACTCAGGAATCTTAGCTGCATAAAAAGGTTTTACTTCTACAGTAGAACCATCTTTAAGTTTAAGCAAAGACACACCTGCTTCTTGCATCATATCTGGAATAGTTCTCTCTTCTAAATCTCTTGCTTGAGATTTTAGTTTTGAGATTTCTTCTTCACGCTGTTCGATTTGGAGTCGGAGACCGCTAAGTTTTTGACACTGATCAGAAATAGATTTAATCTGATCCTGATCTATGTCGATTTTTGACATTTTTTCGATATCCATATTTATTCCTCCTGGAAACGCTTATAAATAAATTGTTGACCAATGCAAGAAGAAAGTTTATTAATTTGTTCGATGTGGAAATACCCGTACAAAACAAAACCCTATGAACATCAGAGGGAAGCACTTAAGATATCTGCACATAAATCTGAGTTTGCTTACTTTATGGAAATGGGCACAGGCAAAACTAAAGTTACTATTGATAACATTGCTTGGTTGTATTTACAAAATAAAATTGATTCGTGTTTAATTATTGCACCTAAATCAGTTTATACAGTATGGCAAACAGAAATAGAAACACATTTACCTGATGAAGTTGAATATTATATTTACAGATGGAATATAGATAAAAAAAATAAAGATAAAACTA